CGGTAAATTCACCGCCGATATCGAGCTTGGCGCTGCCGTGTGTATCCCTGATTACAGCGGCACTTTGGGCGAGCCCATTCACATCGCTATCCGCCCCGGCACCGCGACGTTTGCCGAGGCGCTGGACAATGGCCGCGACCTTACCCCAGACGAGCGTGACCGGGTTGTCGAGCTGTACCAGAAGATGATTGCTGCCGGGGACGCCGCGAAAGCCGCCGTAGCGAAAGCCGAGCAATCAGCCACCCAGGCGGCGCAGTCAGCCGCGGCAGCCAAAGAATCCGCAGACCACGCCGCCAGTGGCGTGCCCCCCGCTACCGCCACGGTGCAAGGAAAAATCCAACTGGCAGGCGACCTCACCGGCACCGCCGATAGCCCACGCATCGTCACTGCCGGCGTTAACTGGTACAGCGTAGCTGCCAACCGCCAGGGGTTTGTGAAAACCCAACCGAGCGGAGTGCTGACCATAGCTGACGACGCTATCCGCAACGCCACCGCTGCAGTGAATAAGGGATATGTGGACGAGATAATAGGCCACCACACCCACACCACCGACCAGATCAAAGGCCTGGACACGGCACTAGCCGGTAAAGCACCAGCATCACACACCCACCCCACCAGCCAAATCACCGGCCTGGACAACGCCCTGGCAGGCAAAGCGGCAACCAGCCACACGCACACACAGGCCGATATCACTGACTTGCCAGTGACCTCAGTAGACGCGGCTAAAAACACCCTAGTAGTGCGAGACTACAGCGGCAGGGTAAAGACCGGCACACCCTACAGTGACGAGGATGCCGTGAACATGGAGACCTACCGGTACATGTTCGAAACCCAGCTCAGCCGCACCCTAATCAAGCAAGAGCTGTTCGACGGGAAAATTTCCGCCCGAAAAATCGGGAAAATCGTCATTCTCAATACCGCCATCCGCCCTGGCACCATAGGGAAACTCCCTTACCCTTTCTGGCCGGAAGACGCTGTACTCTTCCTCATTCCTGCAGCATCAAGTTCAGTCCAAACACTGGGCAGGTTCTTTATCGGCAAACAGGGGGACACTAGCCTGAGCACATATAACGGTGCGACAGGCGATGTATTCCAAGGCACAGTCACATACCTGTCATCTAACTAAAAACATATAAATCCCGGTCCGGTCACCTACCGTACCGGGTTTCTTCATGGAAGGAGGAAACATGGTCACTACCGCCCAGCTTGCCGCGATCATGGGCGGCGATATCGGCTACAGCCAACACGCGGCGGCAGCAAACGAGGCCATGCAGCGCGCCCAGTGCACAACCGTGCTGCGCCAAGCGATGTTTTTGGCCCAGATAGGCCACGAATCCGCAGGCCTGAAATATTTCCGGGAAATAGATCCCGGCTATTATTTGCGGGGTCGTTCTGATTTGGGGCATGGGCCGGGGGAGGGGGAGCAGTGGCGGGGCGCGGGCCCCATCCAGCTCACGGGTAAAAACAACTTCCGAGCATTCGGCGCCTGGTGTCACACCCAGGGGTTGGTAGAGGACCCGGAGGTGTTTGTGCGCCAGCCGGAGCTGGTGGCCACGCCCCGCTGGGGGTGGCTGTCCGCATCCTACTACTGGACAGTCGCCCGCCCCGACATCAACCAACTAGCCGACGCCGGCGACATTGTTGGCGTGACCCGCCGCATCAACGGCGGAACCAATGGCCTTGACGCCCGTGAGTGCCGCTACCGGCTAGCCCTACGCATCCTCAGGAAGGAGACTTTTATGGCAGAGAAAGAGAAGATACTGCCGTATTCACGCGACCAAGTAATCCAAGACACCGGATATTTCTGCGGGCCGGCATCGTGTCAAACCGTGATTCGGGCGGCAACCGGCATACTTATCGACGAGTCCGTGCTCGCTGTTGAGCTAGGAACAACCGACGAGGGCACTAGCAGCATCGACCGCATGCCCCCGGTGCTCAACCGGTACATCCCCGGTGCCCTGTACGAGTATCGGGTGATGCCGAACGACCCGCCAACCCCAACCCAGACTGAACTGCTATGGGATGACATCACTGCCAGCATTGCAGCGGGGCACGGCGTTGTTGCTAATATCGTCGCCCCGCCAGACAACTACCCGCGAGGGGTGAACGGGTCGATCTCCCCCGCATACTCCGGCGGCACCGTATTCCACTACATCGCCATCATGGGCACCGGGGAAGACGAGAACGGCGACCCCTGTGTGTGGGTTGCCGATAGCGGCTTCTGGCCATACGGCTACTGGCTTGGCCTCGAACAGCTGGCAACACTTATCCCGCCCAAGGGTTACGCATACTCAACCGCCCCCGCACAACAGGAAGGAATTTTTATGGGACTCCCCCAAGACCGCCAAGAAGACTTGGCGCGCAAGATTGATGACATCCACACCATTCTTACCCGCCGCCTGCCCAGCCGCAGCGGCTACCGTACCACTGATGAACCCATCGACACCCTAACCGGGTTCGTGCTCAACGCCGACGCTCGCCTGCATGAGCAGGCGGTGCTGGAAACCGCCCAGGCCACCGGCCTCACCCCCGGTGACGTCCACCAGCGCTTAGCCAGCGGCCAGTCGTTTGTTGAAATCCTAGAAGGAGAAAAGTAATGACCACTATCAACCCCACCCTCGACGCTGTTCAAACGGCAATCGCAACCGCCATTGAGGCCCAGCCCTGGTATCGGCGATTCGCCAACACCGTCAACGCCAGCCTCGGCGGCGTGGCAGGCGCCCTGGCAACCCTGGCCGCAGCCTACGCCGCTACCGGCCGCGCCGACTCCACCGCCGTCCTGGTCGGTGCTGCTGCTGCTGTCGCCGCAGGCATCGCCGCCCGCCTCACAAAAAATGGGGTTACCCCCTCTACTGGCGCCACGATCAGCGCCGTGGTTGCCGCCCAAACCGCCCCCGTGGATGTCACCGTCGCTGTGCGTGATGCCGTCCGCGCCGAGCTAGACGCCCGCGACACTGCGCCGGGTGGTGAGCACGCCGAATGATTGGCATGGCACCGGTGATGCTGGTGCTAGATGCCCCGCCTACCCACAGCGCTGCATGGGGCAACATCTGGGAGCGCATCAGCGCATCAGAGGCCATCATGCTGGCGCTCGTGACAGCTATCGGCGGTGCCTACAAAATCAGGGCTGACCGGCGCGCCGAACGGGAAGCTGACAAAGCGGCAATCCTGGAGCGGAAAGCGGCGGCGGTGGATAAAGCCGCCCAGGACCTCAGGGAGTGGCTAACCACTCGCGTGGCCATCCTCGAAGCCAAAGTGGAAGAGATGCAACGAGAACGTGAACTCCACATGCGCGTTGCCTCGACTTTTTTTGATGTCATGGCCGACTACCCAGATCCTCCGGGTGCGCCGCCGATCCCCGCTACGGTTGCCTCCGTTATTGGTTGGCCACCGCAGTGCGCCCAGCCGGCACCAGCCCCATCACCCGAACAAACATAAAATTCCCCTACCTGACGTTAAGCATCAGGTAGGGGGAATTTTTGTGTTACCGGGAGGCTGAGCGTGGCGACTGGCGTGGGCGCTGCTCATGCCACTGCCGCACCTCACTGGTACTCCACACCCGGAGATTATGCCACCGGGTGGCAGACGCCGGTGCTTGGCCCCGGCTGACATATGCCGTCCACGTATCAGGCGCGATACCTAGATAGGCGGCGCATTCGCTGGCGGTCCAGTATTCGGCGCCATCCTCATCAATGAGCTTAAGCCGCATCATTTCTCCTTTAACAGTGTGTCGACAATAACATTGAGCGCTACTACTACAAGCAGCATGGCGCTCACCCAGAGCCGACCCCCTACGAGGGGGAGCAGTACTGCCGCGATGGGCAGCACGATGTAGCAAAACACGAAATGACGCTTGGACATAATGGCCTCCTTTCTCTCTAGTCATGCGGTAGGGTGGTGGGGTGACCCCCGGTTCAGGATGGTTCGCGCTTCCTGAACCGAGAGGGTCACTTGCGGTGGCGACCTCGGTAGCGCCAGGGCTTAGACTTTCTCACGAGCCATTGAGCGATGCGCTCTAGCATGCTGTATGCCCCGAGAAACCCCAGTATCAGACCGAGAACGGTGTGCCATTCCATGGGTCTCACCTCCCTTCCACTATTGAATTTTCAACGTGAGCGTTTCCCGCTCACAAGAACCNTTCTAAGCATGGTTTTTCCCGATTGGGTGTGTTGGTCTCAGCAGGTTTAGGGTNTTATACACGGCTAGCCGTGTATAATCAAGATGGGGGTAGGTAAGGGTGGGGGCGTTCACGGGTGATGCGGGCGGGTAACAGAGAGGATATCTGTCATAGATAGTCGCTGTTGAACGGCTTTTNCCATGCTTATCAAGTCTGCTGCCGGTTTGGCGTGGTGTGGTGCTGACTGGTGGTGGGGGCCGCTCCCACCTGGATTACCGGAATTGTGGTTGCTCTGGGCGCAAAGGTT